GCCACAGTCTGCGTTCACCCTCGGCAAGCCCGACCCAAACGAGCGGCGGCCCCTGCACATTCGCCGGGATGCTGATAACGACGTGCCAAACGCCGTACACCACGTCTTCCGGCCCGAGTACTTTTTCTCTGACAAAGACATCGCACGCAATCCGACTTGCATCGGGCTGCAGGTAAGTTTCGGTGCTCATTCCGCCTCCCCCTCCCAACGCCATGCCAGCACCAACAAATCCGGATCAAGCCCAATCCAGCCGCCTTCACCTCTGTCGTAACTAGCGATAGACCACACTGCATGGCTGATGCAAAGTTTGTCCGTGCTTTCGTTGAACGCAAGAACTTCGTACTTAGCGTCAGACATATAACGGTCTCCGGCGCACCAATCCTTAGCAAACACATCTGCACCGCTACCGCTGCACTCCGGCGTTTCGTTGTTTGCCTCACCACGCGACGCCTTCAGCACACGCAAGGCACTTTCCAGGTCTCGAATCAGCTTGCGGGCCGACTCCTCAGAGAGATCAGTCGTAACGCACCACGCGCCGTTATCCAGTTCGGTTTTGACCTCAACCGAAACCGTCTGAAACGCCGGATCAGCCAATACTTTGAAATCAACGTCGTTAATCATGCCGCCTCCTCAAAAGCCGCCGGGAGTTCCGCCCAAGCAAGCAAGTCGTCCTCTTCGGAGTTTTCCCAAGGCCACGTGTCGTCGCACTCGTCGTACTCGTCCACCTCAACGTAATTCGGCTTTCCCTTCCGTGTCACCAGGTACGTCCCCGAGAATTCCGGAAAGCAGTAGCACTTCCGCCCGTCTTCATCCGTGAAAATAGGTCCCACAGAAACCCACTTCACCGGAGTAGTAACGGCGGGCAAGTCGGGCGTTTCAGCCATTACCTTTTCATCCGCCCAAGATGTACCGGCGGCTACCGACAGACGATGCAGCGCTTTGGTGATTTCTTCCTGCCGGCGATGCAGAAATGCCCGAACTTCCTCCGTCGGCCAGTACCACTTAGCCCCGACCTTCACCGTATTTCTAACAACCGGCCGACCGCCGGCACTTCCGCGGTAGTCCGTCAAAGCACGAGCCTCAGAAACTCCAAACACACCGGCGACTTCGCGGGTCGATAAAACGTCTTTCATGCCGCCTCCTTATAGAAAACGATCCAATGCGTGCCACTCTTCGTCGGGAACCGCGTAGCGATCAGCGGCTTTTGTTCCGTTAGTTTCAGCACTTCGCTCACCTTGATCTGAGTCTCAGCCCACTTGAAAAGCAGCGTCCCGCCCTCCCGAAGAACTCGAAAGCCTTCGGCGAACCCCGCAGCGAGATCAGCCCTCCAGTTCTCGCGGTCGAGAATTCCGTACTTCGCGCGGAGCCACGACTTTTCACCGGCGTGTACCAGGTGCGGAGGATCGAAGAGCACCAGGTCAAACCGGCCGGCCCACTCTTCCGGAAGATGCCGGAAGTCCTGCAGCAAGTCCGGGGCCACGATGCACGTCCGGTTCAGCTGATTCGTGAAGTTCGCGGTACGCACGTCACAGGCGAGGACGCGCGGATCCGCCTTGTTGAAGTAGAAGCACCGGGATCCGCAACACATATCGAGCACGCGTTTCATGCCGCCACCCCGAACACGTCAGCCGTCGGGCGCTTACGCTGAGACAGCCCGTCAAAGAAATACGGAACACTCTTTCCGTTGAGACGATCCGCCAGGCGCTCACCGAGGCACTTCTTCAACTCCGTCGGCGGAAGATTCGTGAGAAATATCGTCGGCCGCCCTTCGGCAATCCGGGTATCTATGATCGAAAAGAGAATCTGCCGTTCGTTATCCGTCCCGGCCTGCACCCCAACCTCGTCGACCACCAAGAGGTCAACGTCGGAATACATCTTGCTTGCGTCAAAAGAGCTCACAGCGCTGTTCTTGCACCAGGTCGACCGAACATACTGGATAATGTCCTGAGCGCGCGTGTAGAGGCCATTTACGTCAGGCAAAAGGGCGTGGATGATTGCGCAGGCGAGATGACTCTTCCCGGTACCGGGCTTTCCGAAGAAGAGGAGCCCCCAGCCGCCGGCCGCAGCTTTGCTCCATCCGTTGACGAATCGCCGGGCGAGAGCCAGCGCGCCCTTTTGGTTTTTCGTGACGGCGAAGAAGTTGTCGAACGTCTTGTCCCGGTATTCGCCCGGGATAGCGGAACGCCCCAGCGCCTTTTCAAGCGCAGCTGCAGCCAAGCGAGCGGATTCCTGTTGTGCCTTCGCTTTCAGTTCGGCGGCTTCGGCTTCCTTTGCCACACGGTCACACACCGGGCAAGGCGACATGCACACCAACTCACCGCCAATGAACGTCTTGTTCATGGTGTAGTCCCCGTGCTTCGGGCAGTACGCCGGAACCGAAATACGTTCCGGAATCGCAGTTGCTGAAAAAAGAAGTTTCATGATTAATCCCAGTTGAGAGAACCGTCAGGGTTCATTGCATTCGCATATCTGTCATCGGAGAACTCTTCGACCGCAGCGGGTTTGGTGTTTCGGGTTTCCTTTTGGCGACGAACCCAGCCTTGCCAAGATTGATTCCAACCTTTGTCAGAACGAAGCTCACCAGTCCCGCGTCCTTTCGTGAAGTAGAAGACGAAATCAGCGAACACCGTCTGCGGGTCAAGATCAGGCCGAACCTGTTTTGAGTAGTCCGCCCATTCAGAAGGAAGAAGGTCAAGGTTGAATGCGTGCGTGATTGCCTGCCGCTTTTCTTTCTTCTTTCTTTCTGTCTCTTTGGTTATTGGTTCTTGGTTATTGGTTAGTAATACGTCCGTATTACGTTCGTTATTCGTTCGTATTGCGTCCGTAGATTCGTCCGGTTTACGACACGTATCCGAAACCGAAGACGCGGGACCTTTTGCCGCCTTATTCCATCGGGCCTGAATGGACTTCCGGGCTTTCTCGGATTTCTCAGCCGCCTTAGCGATTTCCGCATCACAACGTGCGTTATGAAATCCATCGTCCTGCTCTTGAAAATACTGGGAGACCACGTAGTCGAACGCCTTTCGTTCATCCTCCGTATATCCCCTCGTAATACGATCGAAATACGAACGTAAGATCGGACGTTCGGTTGAGTAATAAAGCATCAGCAAATCAATGTAGATGCCTTTTTCAAGCGGCGTAAGGAGCCGCGTACCGGACTCCCAATCCCCAATATGGAACTGGACGTAGTTCATGGCGAGCCTCCCGGCTACTTGCCCGTGCTTTCAATGAGTTCCCAATCGATCTGAGGAAGAATCGCCCGACGGGAAACCTGCCGGCGCGTTGCCTCTTCGAGTTTGCAGGCAAGCATGACGGACACACGACGTTCCGGGTGGTTGACGATGTTATAAAAATAGTTGAGTTTGATCCCGCACTTTTTGCAAATGGCCTTTTTCTCGACCGACGCAAGGGAGCGGAAATACTGCGATGCAGAGGGAAGCATGAGAGCTACTCCGTTTTGGTTGAATTTTGGGTTACCGCAATACTATCCCAAACACTCAACCAAAGTCAACTAATAAGGTAGAACGTTCACCTAAATAATGCGCGATAATCTAACCTAACACTCAACCTGTTTGGACTAAAAGGAGGACAAGAAATGTCGGAAGATGAAATGACCGAACGGCGCCGAGCGAACCTTCGCCGGATAAGCGACGAAGCGGGAGGGGTATCCGCCATAGCCAGAGCCGCCAATAAGAGCATTCAGCAGATCAGCGCCATGCTTTTAGGTTCGAAATCTTTTGGCCCTCGCGTTGCACGAGACCTTGAGGCCAGACTGGGCCTCCCCGAAAGAAGCCTGGACGCCCCGGCTCCAAATTTTGTTTTACCACCAGAAGCTGCAGAAAAGATAGACCATACGCCAGGGTACGTTCGAATCACAGCGCTTGAGGTACGGAAGGAATACAACCTGATGCGCATTAAAGAATTGAGCAAAATCAGGTTAATGGAATGCAAAGAGGATTGGCTATATGAGCAGTCTCTTTCTACTTCTCAACCCAAAGCCCTCAAATTGTTAACCGCCCCCTCGGACAATATGGAACCCGAGATTCTTCAGGGCGGTTCTGTCGTCGTTGACATATCCCAAGACTCTTTCACAGCGAACGGAATCTACGCCATGACATATCAAGGTTCTGCGTTTATTTACCGAGTACAACTGAACCCTGACGGAACGGCGTATTTCCTGTCGGACAATCCTAAATATGAAAAAATGGTGGTGAAAGATCTTTCCAGCATCGTTATAGTCGGCCGGTGCGTCGGTTGCTGCAATACACACTCGCTCTAAAAAAATCCCCCTCCTTCCCTCAAGCCCGTGCATTGCGGGCTTTTTTGTTGCCTTTTTGATCTGCATCAAAAACAGACCCTCCACCAAACTATCCCAAACTAACCTTTTTAGGTTGACAAATGGGTTAGCGCTGTGGTTTAATTTCGGTTGAATAACGGACTAAACCAAGTTCAACCAAATTCAACCGTAAGGAGGCAACATGACCAGCACCCCTAACCCTGAAACGATGGCCGACGAGGAATTTGTGTCGGCGCATAACGCTTGGGTCGAATACACCGACGCACAGGAACGCCGGCGTAAGGCCGCCAGCAAGGCAGAAGACCACGCCTACGCGATCTACCACGAACTCGGTGATATTCGCTCAGGTGTGATCGTGCCTGCTGATGTTAACCGCATCAACCAGCTTTGCGACGCGTTAAACGACGCCATCGCGGAAGTCACGGCGGCGATCTACCTCGAAGCTACGCATCGAGAGAACGTAAAACGTCTTGACCCTCATCCATACGCTTCACCATCGAGCGAACCTGCTGATGAAGCTCCTGAAGGCTCCTGAGGTTGCGATAGAGAACCTTCAGTTCCGGCACGTAATAAAGGTTTGAACCTTCGTCCGTGTGCCACTGCGGTTCGATCTTCTCAAGTTGTACAGCGCCGCCGCTGACCAGCGCCAAGAAAAGCAGATCAGCTTTTGAAAGGTTTGTTTCAACAGACATACAGATTTCTCCCAAAGGGATGATTGAAGAAAGCCTACCGGGTAGCAGGCACCAGCTTCAATCATCCCGCCGGGGGAAGGAGAAAGCAAATGACCGACATCATCAACATCTACAAAGAACCCTGCGCCGCCATCTTCTCCGGCAAGCCCCTGCCGCCTCCGGAACCCGCGTGGAAGAGCGCACTGATGAACGCCATCGGCGGGGCAGTCTGCATTCTGCTCTGCGCGATGTTCGGCGCGTCCGTCATCTTCGGGTGCATGAAGTTAGGCACCTGGATAGCGAACCTCATCTAGCCCACAAAAGGCCTCGTGCCTTTTGATCTGCGGCCAAAGCGAGACGTTCTTTCTACACATCTCATCCGTTTCGCTGTGGTACCAGCACAGGCCGCAGATCAAAGGGCGCACCAGCCGACAGACCGCTTCTGTCAGCGCCCTGCCTTACCGGAGAAAGAAATGATTGATCTCAGCACCCACAACGAAGACTTGATCCGCGACGCCAACACTTGGAAGCCGCTCAACGTCAACCCGCTTGAACGCGTGATGGTGTTCGAAAGCGGTAGCCAAAGCTACATCGTCTACACCGGGCTGCATACCGTCTCTGTGCTTGACGACAGCCGCGGAGATGCACCAAACTCCTACGCCTTCAAAGAAGACGAATTCGCCCGTCTGATGGACGCCCTCAACCTGGACGAGTGAGACAGCCATGAGCGACATCGTCATCCCGTCCGACAAGTTCGCGCGGCTCTACGAAAAGACCGTCTGCGGCTATGCGGAATTGTTCGAAGGCGCGTTCTCTTTGAAGGAATGCGAACGCCTTTACGACTGTGCCGACCAGTTCGACCACACCTGCCGAGAAATCCTGGAAATCAACGGCGACTGGAACCCGGAAGTTCAGGTAGTCATGGATCGTTCTTGGCTTGCGCTGCAGGCAGCTTTCGACGCCGCGACTGAGGCTTTTACGGAGGAGGACGACGATGAGCTGTAACTACCCCGCGGGCATGAGCCGCGCCGATCTGATCCACGTCGGCGCGATAGACGATCCGGACGAGCCGCCCACGTGGTTTGAAGAACTCGTGAACGACGACTGGATGAACGACACAGATTTTCTCTGGAACGAATACCGGGGCTACATCGAAGCCATCGACCACTACATCAGCGCCGAAAGCGCAGCCGAATGGCTCAACGAGTACTACCCCACAGCAATCAACGAAGACAGCCGCACTGCGGCATAAGGAAAGGAACATCATGGATACCACAAACACCGCCATTACCACCATCGACGACAATCGCCTTATCACGGTGATGCAAAACAGTCTTTACCCCGGTGCAAAAGCAGACTCTGTGCGTCTCGTGCTGGATTACTGCCGTGCCCGTGGCCTCGATCCACTTCAGAAGCCGGTGCACATCGTTCCTATGTGGAACGCCAAAACTAATAAAAACGAAGATGTCATTATGCCGGGGTTGAATTTGTACCGTACCCAGGCGGCCCAGTCAGGACTTTTGGCCGGTATTGACGACACTGAATTCGGCCCGGTACAGGAGTTCAAATACGACGGCATTAAGCGCGGATTCGAGGGGAAACCTGATAAACCCTACCACGTCGCCATCAAAGCGCCGGAATGGGCAAAGGTCAAAGTGCGCCGCATTCTTAGCAACGGTGCTATCGGTGCATTCTCTCACACGGAATACTTTGAAGAGGCAATCTCTCTAAGCAAAAGCGGCGAGCCTACCCCCATGTGGGTCAAGCGGCCGCGCGGGATGCTTGCCAAGACTGCCGAATCTCAGGCGCTTCGGAAGGCATTTCCGGACATCGCCGGGGCATCCGAAACCGCCGAGGAAATGGAAGGCAAGACGTACTTCGGCGATGAGCAGCAGACATTCTCAGCCCTGACCCCGGAAGAAAAGAAAATCGCTGACGAAGCACGGGCCGCGGCGGAATACGGGACTGTCGCATTTCGCACATGGTTTAAATCAATTTCGGCCGAATCCCGCAAAGCCTTGGAACTCACAGGATTCGACGAGCTGAAGCAAATCGCGTCCAAAGCCGATCTCAAGAAGAAAGCTCAGGACGTGGAGGTAGTGGCATGACAGACGGCAACCCGTATCAGCGTACCGCTGAATGGTTCGAAGCGCGAACGGGATGCCTCACGGCATCCGCCGTCGCCGACATTCTGCCGAGCGTCAAGGCGCTTAAGTCCGGCGAGATCAAGAAGACCTACCGCGAAGCCCGCGAGAAGCTGATGAACATCATCATCGCCGAACGGGTTTCCGGAATCGCGCGGGACAACTTCACCAGCGCCGCCATGCAATGGGGCATCGACCATGAAGACGACGCCCGCACCGCATACGAAGTCCACACCGGGAACCTTGTGGAGTTGACCGGGTTCATCCCGCACCCCGAAGTGAAGTACCTGGGGGCGTCCCCCGACGGCTTGATTGATGACGACGGGGTTTTGGAGATCAAGTGCCCGAACCCCGCGACGCATATCGGGTACCTGCGCGGAGGCGTTGTCCCAGAGGAGTACCGCCCGCAAGTGCTGTTGCAGTTAGTGGTGACCGGACGGAAGTGGTGCGACTTTGTGAGCTACGACCCGCGCGCGAAGGGGCTCGAATTCTTCTGCGTGCGCTGGACGCCTACGCAGGAAGAGCGGGACGCACTGCTCGAAGAATGCAAGAAGTTTCTCGAAGAGACAGAGGAAGTTTTGAAGAAATTGAAGGAGAACACAAAATGATCCGCTACGAACTGAAAGACAAAGAACGTCATGCCGCTTTGGAAAAGGCGCTTCCAGGGTTTACGGAAGCGCTGAAGAAGGTGTGTACACCTATGTGTGGGATAGTGAAGGGCGGTCAAGGAATCAATGTACACAACTATGGGCCGGACATCGGTTGGATTAGCGGCGAGTGGTCAATTTCACTCCCCACGGATGACATCGAAGTCGTCACAGTGTACGACCCTCACGCGTGGAACAACTACCCGAAAGTGACGCCGCCGGAAGGTGTTCTGATGCGAATCGAAGGCCAATATGCCAAGCGTCCAGAACTCGAATATTACGGCGCCTTAATGTATCTCGAAGGCGCGTGGCATTTCGCCGACACAGTTGAAATCGCCGACAACGTAATAGTAGAACGCTTCCGCCCGTGGAACGATGAGGAGGCCGCGAAATGAAGAAACAAGACAAGTCGGATCAGTCGTTTATTACCGCCGAGCAGTTTATCGAGAAGAAAGATCAGCAGGCCAAGCGAGACCATTTCGTCCGCCGCATTCAGCTCGAACGCGATCTCTCAAGAACTGCGAACGCGGCTTCCAAAATGGCCGCGTGCATTGAGGCCCTTGTCGGCGGTGACCGGAAGGTGCTCGAATTGTCTGTCTCGTCTTACGCCAGCACGAGCAGCGAATTAGTGCGGATATTCAGTCAGCTGAGTGAGTTCTACCGAACGGAGGCTAAAGATGCAGTCAAGTAGAGAGCTCCGCCGGGCAGTCGCCAAGGCCAACCGGCGTAGCGGGCGGAAGACGCAGCACCACAAGACGCCGCGTCAGATTTTGCAAGACACGGGCGTAGGCGTCTTCACGCGGTTTGTCCCGCTCACAGATGACCAGAAGACGCGCCTGGGCCTTGCGTTGCAGGGACGCATTAACAACGTCATGGACGGAAGCCCCAAGCGGGAGGACTGGAGTTATCTCTTGTCGTCGCTGATCGAAGGGTATCTCACGGTCCGTTGCATCGCAGATGACGGGATTCGTGGGGAATGGATGCGCGACGTGAAGGCCGCCGCCAGGTTGTTCGACGCCGCGGCCACGCACTTTCAGCGTTTCGGAATCGTGACGCAAGCCAACATCAGCGCTGTCGCCGGGGTGTTGACTGATCTGGAGGCACTGAAGTACGACGGATCGGTGAACCGTGCGGATAACGTCGCCATCCTGAACTACGCGAACGAGAACTTTGAGTCCGTGGTGATGGAGCTGTTCGACGGGATGCCGCAGTGTGGGCTGTTGGAGGAGTAAAGATGCAGACCAAGTTACTGACCATTAAGGAAGTCGCCAAGCGCCTCAATGTCTCGGTTGACACGATCCGGAACTGGGTGCGGGGATGCTACACAAACTCCCGCGGCTCAACCCTTTGCAAGGTGAAGTTCATCACCCCGGTAAAGACGGGCCGAATGCTCCAATTTAAGGAGTCCGACCTCAACCGATGGATAGCCGAAGGCGTTGTATGTTGACAAACGCACAGGAATCCGCGCATAATGCCCGTGCCTCGTTTACCAAGAGGCACCGGATTGGCGTCCGGAACGTTCAAGGCGCACACCGCCTTTCGTTCAGACTGAGCGGATTTTTTGTGCGTAGCAGTTCTCCTTACGGGCGGACTGTATGGGGCATGCTTGCATGCGCCGGATCCTTGAACCCGGTACGCCAACCCGTACAGTCTGCCCACCCCGATTGGCGTCGGCGTGAGCAGGTGCTTTCACTTGTTCAAGGAGGACACGCTATGCAAGCGTTCCAAAGTGCTGCTCAAACGCAGCCGTCAACATTCAATCTCCCGTTCGCCATCACGGCGCTCATCAAACACCAGCTGACCTCCGGCGAAGCCAGGGACTACGCGATTATGTCGTGTTCCGAAGCTAAAAACATCCTCATCGCCGCAGCCGACTCGGCCGAAAGCGATAGCCAGATGCTTTCCACTGCCGGACTTCTCAGCGTCATCAAATCCGCCGCATCGATCCTCGAATGCGCCGAACTCCTCGTAAACGAAACGGAGAAATGAAAATGACAAACGAACTCACCCAGACCTTCGCTTTCGAAGCCTACGACATCCGCATCATCATTGAAAACGGCGAACCGCTTTTCAACGCCTCCGATGTTTGCAAGGCTCTCGGGTACAGCAACAACCGTGACGCCCTTAGCAAACACTGCGTTCCTGAGGGTGTCGCAAAACGCGACACCCCTACATCTAGTGGCGTTCAGTCCATGGCGTACGTAAATGAGCCAAATCTTTACCGCCTTATCACGCGTTCCAAAATTCCTTCCGCCGTTAAATTCCAGGACTGGGTTTTCGGCGAAGTCCTCCCGACCATCCGGAAGACGGGGAGTTACGGCAATCCTATGGCCGCAATGTTGGCAAAGCCAAAATCCGAACTCTTCTTAGAGCTTAGCCAAATCAGCAAAAAGAATGAAGAACTTGAGGCCGCCAATCAGAAGTTGGTCGAACAAGCCGCGAACGACGCCCCGAAAGTGGCTTTCACGGATTCCGTCACGTCCAGCGACACCGAAGTCACCATCACCGTGGCCGCAAAGACTTTGGGTATCGGACCGCGAAAGTTCTTCAATTGGCTTCGCATGAACGGCTTCTTGTACAAGCAGTCGAACCAGGCGACGCAGGACGCGATCAATCGCGGGTTGATGGTGACAACCTTTGCAAAAATTCCGCACAATGACGAATCCATTGAAAGGAAGCCGTACGCCCACGTCACCGGGAAAGGACTCTTCTACTTCTACGGCCGTCTTCTCAAAGAAGGCCTCATCGCGAAAAACGACAATCTCGAATTAGCGGCTTGAGGAGACAGCATGAATCAAGACGATCTGATTAAAACCCTGACGAGCAACTTAGAAAAAATGTTTGGCCCGTCGCCCCATAAAGAGCACTTCGCTGCGCTTCTCTCAACGCTCTTGGCGGACATTGAGAAAGGGAACATCGTAGGCAACGGCGACGTTTATCAATTACTCGTCGAAGTCGCATGGAAGTGGCCGGGCGAAACAAACGACCAATGGGCTATCCTTGTAGGGCTTTGCGCCGTGTTCTTCCATCGGTTCGCGGTTGAGTCTTCGGCGATAAATCTCCCTGCAGCCGGACACGCCTAACATCTTCGCAGCGTCACGAAAATGATCCCCGCCGACCAGAAGGCTGACGGGGATCATTTATTATTTTTATTTACGCATTCCTTTATATATCTCTTTCCAATACGGAGACATAATATTTTCGATACTAAACATCAATGTATGTATTAAATGCGGAGGCATACTTAAGGCGTGTTCAATATTATTGTCATACTCAATAACAATCTGCAGAAGCGTGACCATTTCCACAGATGAAACTGCACCGCGTGCATCTTGACAACCACCGATCAACCCCGCTAAAGCATAAGAATAGACCATCTCAGCCGCAGCCCTCGGAGAATAGGTACGTGATACATCAACGGCTTGCATTCTTGTAGTTTTATCATTATTCAACAAATTTACGGCCAATCCGGTCACACGATCTACCATCGTATAATATTTATACGGAAACACTGATTTTATTTCTTCCCCCAACTGACATATCAGTTTTTCAGTATTAACCTGATTCTTTGCCCTAAATAATGCTGCAAAAATCCAAACACCTAAAACAAGCGCTCCAAAAATAGCAAAAACCACAACAATTTTCATCTACATCACCATATACAAAATATTTATAACGATCCAGTTATCAATAATAGAGGGAACAAAAGCAAGTTAAACAATCCGCGTCCAATAGAATCAGCCGTGATTACGGTAATCAGGCAAATACCGACAAAAACAAGATATACCAAAAAATCTTTTTTCTTTATGCTTTCACGATGAAAAAGAATATCTCCCACAATCATTGGACCAATAAACCAAGCCGTAGCACCACATACCACATGTAAAAAAGGAATTATGAATCCCATTTTTTCTCCACCTTGCTAAAACAATAATCCGCCCACGCGGTCATCAGTTCACGCCGGCGCAGGAATAACGTCTGTCGCTCATAGGCCCCATCCCCGCCGTCATCTTTCACCTTATGATGCAGCGCCCGGTGCGCCACCTTCACGTCAAACCGCAAGTCATTCCCCAGCACGTCGTCCTGACTCCATGTCATAAACGTGGCCCGGGCAATGCCGTGCTGAGTCGCCCGGACTTCTTTCCCTTGCAATAGCGTCTGCTGCTTATCAATCCATTTGCCCGGCGTCAGCTTTACATATCGGCTAATTATCGAGTCGGTCAGCAATTCGCCCCAATGATTCGAGAATATCAAGCCCTCCGCCGGCGGATTCGGGTTGACCGTTTTTAAAAACGCCTCAACACGTGGGCACATCGGAACCACCAGCGGGCCATTCTCCGGAACCTTCATGATCTCAGGCGGACACACGATAATCTTCTCGTCCCACTTGACGTGTTCCCACCGTAGTTTGCGAGCCGTCTCCGAACGCAGAGCGCACAAAATAGAAAGCTCAAAGCACTGTCGGCTGATGATCTGGGGTTGCGCCATGCAGGCAGCGAAAAAGTTGGGTAGATCTTCCGGAGACAGGGCGCCACGATGGCCCCTCTTTACTTTTGTCGCCGGAATCATGAACCGTAGCCGCCCTTGCTTACTAGCCGGGCTGCGCCTGTCTGGATCAGAAAGATACTTTCTTGAGCCAGCCCATGTGTGGACAACGGAGATATGCGACAAGCAGCGTTCCTGCGTCGCCGGTATGTCCTTGGTATCTTCGGCCACCAACTGCACATCTTCGGGCGTCAGTTGGTCTACCGGAACTTCACCTATAAAAGGCAGTATGTGGTTTTTCAAATGATTCCGGAAAGTCTTCTCACCTGACTTCTCCTGCGTCCAATGCCGTTCTTCGTACTGACGGGCAATGTAGAGTTCGGCCGCCTGGGCGAACGTAATGTCTTTTTTCGCTGGGGCCTTCTCGGCTTCTCGCTTCTCCTTCTTCTGCTCACGCATCGCCAGAAATTCATCATCAGTGAGTGCACTCAGTTTCTGCGCTGCAGCCCTTGCCTTAGCCAAAGGAACTTTCGCCACGCTCCCCAGCCCGGTGTCGTACCGTTTCCGGTTGATTGTGCGCCGATAGACCCACCAACGATATTTCTCGCCCTTTTGAACGATCAGGTAAAAACACTGCAGTGTTACATCTTGATACACGCCGGCAGGAAAGCCGGAGGCATTTTTCTGAGTAATTTTGACCGCCATGGAGATTCCTCCGTTTCAGGGAGAAAAATTTTCTCCCTAGTTTTCTCCCTAGCGAAGGTTACCACTTGTTCGGGTTTGTTCATATTTGTTCATAGGGAGAAAGCAGGGAGAAACGTAGTTCAGCGTGCGGATTTCAAACAAAGAAAAACGCCCAAACCAATAATAGCGGGCGTTTGAGGGATACTTCAAAAAATTATAAATGGTGCGGTAGGTCAGAATTGAATATCCCCGTCTTTATTGGCATAGCGGGCGACCTTTAAAATTCTCCCCATTTTTCTCCCCATAGGCGACAGGAAATGGGTAGAATTTGGAGCAGATGTTCTGAGTGCCTTTGAGCGCCAGAGACACGGAACCCCGAGCGCCGCAAGGTACCCGGGGTTCAATTTTATCTCATCGGTTGATCCGCCATTCTCGGCGCGCGCGTCGGCGTGAGACTGTCAAGCGGCAACCAGTAGTCCTGTCCCGTCCCACGGCGCAACTTCTTTTCCATCTGCGACAAGTATCCCGGCGACATCAATTCGTTGAACTCGTTCATGAATGCCCGGTCAATCGCCGTTGACGTGTACCACCAATTGAGGAACGGCAGATGCGAGCGGACAAGCCGGGCGGCTTTCACACCAGGCTTTGTCTTTCGGTCATAAATGGCACTGCCGAACGCGGCCGTCATAACGTCTGACGCCTCAACAACCGTCCCAATTTGCGGGCCAGCGAAGTTGGCGAGGCCTGACATAGCCCCATAGCGTGCATCATCAGACAGACCGTTGGCAAGCCAGTCACCAAGGAAACCAAGGCCGCCGCCCTTTGCCACAGCTTCGAGCCAGAATTTAGGATTATCCCAAGGTACCATATCCTGAAAATCCTTACCGTTCAGAACGTTTTGAATTTGAATCGACAAGGCCCCAAACATTGACGTAGCCACCACAATCCCAGCAGCGTACGCAAGTTGATCCACGCGAGAACCGTGATGGTGCAGGAAGTTAGCACGCCGCCAATGCCGCTCCATCATCGCAATCGGGAAGGACTTGAAAAGATACAGCGCCCGGACAAATTCGCCTTTCATCGTCCCGCGCTGAGTCCCCCGCGTAGATTCAGCCCGCGTCACCAAGTCAGGCCCCAAGGACGCCATTTCGCCTTCAGAAACGATAAAGCCGAGGAGTTTCGCCGGCAACGCATCTAACTCCGAACGGGCAATGCCGGCATCCGGGTTAGGCTTCAGCGCCTTCAGCTGATTGATAGTGAGGAACTTAATTCCCCGGTGCTCTTCCGTTCCGGCCGCTTGGAACAACTGCCAGTCCCGTTCCGTAATGCCGGCATTCTGCAACCGTGCCCGATCATAGTCATCCAGCGCCGCCCAATCCTTTTCGATGAGTTTTCCGAGGGACGCCATCATATTGAGCCCGAACGCCCGGCGCGTCGCATCCGTGAACGCCGTCAGGAAGGACGCCTTCATCGTGGCATTCGCCATCTTAGAAGTCCACCCCTGCCCGATGTTGTCATTAGCCCATCGGTTGAAGTCAGACGAAATACTGTCCGAGATCAAGCCGGCACGATTCGCATAGTCGCGCCAATCGGCACCATAGGCCGAAAACAGGAACCGCAGTCCCTGCCCGAAATCTAGGCGGTTGAACCCCGTCGCCACAAAGTACGACGGAATATCCGAGAACGAGGAGATAAACGCCTTCCCCAGCTTTCCGGCCACTTCGAGGTTTCGCCAACCGGACATAAAGTCCGCCACGCCTTCGCGGTTGACGGCGGCATTACTCGTCTTTCCGGAAAGAACAGCCCACATATCATCGATACTCGCGTCCGTCAGCCCCTGCCATCCGGAATACTTTGTGAGGAGCTTCCACCGTGATTCTTCGGACATTCGGGCGTTCTGCGCTTCAGACTCCGCGATGTTCTTCATGAATTTGAAAGTCGCCTCAGCCCGCGGCCCCATAGTTTCCATAATGGCTATATCGTGGCTCATTTTAGAAACGTGCCCGACGAGGGTACTCGTGAGGCTCCCGCGTCCGAATCGGGACTCGTACGCCAAGAATGACGCGGCATCCTTGAAATGCAGTACGCGATGCTGATATTTCTTGTACCGGGAAACATTGTGTTCCGGCACCTTTTGGGCAATATCAAAGAGGTTGTCTTCCACATTCCCAGACGTGACGATGTTGTCCCAAGCGCCGCCCAACAATTCGCGCAAGCCGGCATCATCCATGAGTGCTCCGTCGTCGCCAATAAAGCGAGTGCGATCCATCAGCGGCATGATGAAGTCCACCCATTCATCCCGCCCCATCCGACGGACTTTCCACCAATCATGCGACTGAGGAATGTAGCCGTAATCCAGTCTGCCGATTTCTGCGCCGGCACGCACGGCACGCTGACGCATATCCTCTGCAGTTTTAAGCCACGCGTCGGCTGCAGCCTTCGCCCGGGCATTGCCGGTATCTTCGCCAAAGACCTGCCGAACAAAGTCCCTCACGTCGGCCTCGTTTTCCACGAAGCCCATCCACTTCGAGCCGATGCCGTTCAAAGTATCCAACATCGAAGACAGGTACTCATTCTGAATGCCCTTCGCGGAACGTTCGACCCCCAGCATGATCCGGGCCACGCCGGTGAAGGCGTGAATGTCTTCCTCTCGCGAGAGGCGATCAAGCTCACGAACAATGCGGTTTTGCGCGATAACTTGCTTGTACCGAGCGGCTTTCTTGGCTTCCGCCTCCGCCTGAATGTCTTTGGCAATGTCGCCGGCGGCCGCAATGATTCGATCCTGCAGCGTCATCCGGGCCCACTTGTCTTTGAATTCCTCTCCACGAGCAAGGGCGCTCATCCGAGCCTTGATGGCCGCGATGATCTTGTCGCCCTCGTCGCTTTTAATCGTGCGCCCCAGCGTTTCGCCGATGAGATTTAAGCATTCCTGTTTCATTCCGTAATCCCGTTGTTTCTGTAGATACACATCGCGGCCGTACCCATTGCGGCCATATCCTTATTGGCTTCCGCGTCAATGGCCGCGTCCGTTTCGAGCACGTCCCGAGCCGTCATCTGAATGGTGTTGCCATCGTCGTCCTGCCATTCGTAAACTATATCCGGGTTGATTTCCGACAGGCTTTCCACCTGAACCCGGTCTGCGTTTTCAGAGAAAACCGACTGCTCATGCGCCTGATGAGCCTGCTGCTGAGTCTCAGCATCCGCCGCCTGCGCAGTGGCTTCCGGCGCAGGCTTCTCCGCCACTGCTTCAACGACCGATTCGACCACCTTCTCCGCCGGCCGCTGAGCTTCCGCCAACGCCTGCAGCGTATTCCGCATAGTTTCAACGTCAACCTCAGGCAACGCCTCGCGGAAACCTTCGGTAGCACCGCTTTCACGCATCGCTGCATTCGCCTCAGAAATCAGGCGGTTTTGCGTATCGCGGAAGATGCCCATCACGTCGGCGAGGTCTGTCGAGACGTTTTCTGCCTCACCAAACAAACCGCCCTGGGGGCCGTTGCCGGACGACTTCAGTCGGTTTTCCACCGCAGCCGCGAACGGTTCAAGCACCCGAGCAATGGCCGCAGCCGAGTTCTGATTCTCAGCAATGAAGCCTAAAAGCTGCTGCACCGCCGGATTGTCACCGAACACATCGCCTTGTCCGATAATGCTTTCGAGCGGAGTCCCTTCGATCTTCGCATTGCGGATGCGGTTCACCACGTTCACCAAAATCGGGCCCAGGTCAACCGCGCCGTTTGAGGCTTCCCGGATGTTGATAACGTGAGGCGCGAAAGCCGCCATCGCGTTCAAAATGCGCTTGATACCCTGCTTATCGGTATCGTCCGCCACCAGGGCCGTCAACGTCCGGTCTCGGTAGGCTTCATAGAAGACGGCCGCACGGAGCCGATTCGTCGCAGTCTCTGTCGGCCGCCCGTCTGCCGTAAGAAGCTTCCCGAGGGAATTCGGTTCACCAATGTCAATCGTGAACTGCCGCACCGTTTCCGGAGTCGGCGCACCGTCCTCATCGAACTGATACTTCCAAACATTGTTACGGATCCGCGGCGAATCCTGCACCGCCGTTTCGAGAGCCGACTTTTCCAAGACGTTCGAAGAATTCGAGCGCTCGATAAAGCCTGTCGTCACGGCTTCCGGCGTCATAATGCGCACGAGTACCGGGCGCTGCATCCCTGCCACTACTTCCGGATTGATCCCCACGGACTGCGCATCAGCCATCAAGTCCTGTCGGTATTGCTCAGCCGTTCCGCGGTTGTAGGCTTCAGAGAGCCCGGCCATGCGTCCGTTACCCGCTATCGCGTGCATTCGAGAAGGATCAGTACCGTATTCCGAAACCGGCGTCCCGTCGAAATTGTTGGAACGGAGCACCGAATCCGCCTCGACCACCGCGTAAGTCATCGGGATTTTGTGGCTGCCGTCGGCCACAGTTTCCGTATTCCCCAAATACTGTGAATCAGGCACCGTCCCGTAGGACACAATCGGCGCACCGGAATCCGTCGTGCGGGAGACCGAAAGTCGCGTGTAGTCCGGGGCCGTGGCAATTGCGTTCATCTGTCCGACAGACACGGCACCCGTTCGGTCACGGTTCTGCAGTACGACGATACTTCCGGTATCCCCCATTTGAAAAGCTTTCGCGAAGGCGTTCTGCGCCTGCCGAATCGCTGCATCATTCGCCGGAACATTCTTCATCGTCTGAGAAACGTCCACCTGTTCTCCGGAGTTCATCGCCTGAGCCGCCTGCTGCTGAGCGCGAATCGCCGCTGTATAAGCATTCGGAGCCGAACCGTCCTGCAGCGGAGCTGTAACCTTTTGGTTGTTCGTACGCTGAGCCTGAATGACACGAGCCGCCGTCACCTGCCCCGACTTCGACCGGAAAGACGACATTTTCTTTTCGGCGTCATACATCCGGTTAAGCACTCGGCGAACTTCGGGGGAGAGTTCCGGAAGTTCTTCGCCGAACTGCGCCTTGTAGCGTTCGCCGATTTCCTTCTTGGCTGCATCGTCGCCGGCACCTTCGCCCACGAGGTCTCGGTACATATCCATCAGCCACCGGGCGAAGTTCCGGAACATACCCTGCAAATACCCTGCCGGCACCTCACCTTCGGACAGATAGCGTTCCGTCCAAGCCGCATAACGCTCCTGCAGCTTGACTTTTTTCTCGAAAGGCAGGGCGTTGTATTCCTCAACGGACTTGAGACCGAACGCCTTCAGCAAAGCGTCAATGTCGGCCCGTGCTTCCGGGGAGATGTTTTCGTCGGCCGCGTGCGCAAAGAGGTTCGTCAGGTACCAGTGCGAATGTTCGTGTGAGAACGTGGAGAGGTTCGCATTCGGCGTGAGTTTGATAGTGTTCGTCTGCGGGTTGAAGGAACCGCGGATTTCACCGTCCTGCAAAGCCTTCTGCAGGAACTCGCGCATTTCAACGGCCCATTCGTTCCAAATGACAGCGCATTCACCATCACTGCCGCCCAGGTAGCGCAGCCCATCAATGCGATGATCTGCGAAAACCATGGAGGCTTTCTTTGAGGACACTCCAAAGTCCTGATACGACGACTCGCCTTCCAGTTTGTCTGCCAAAGCGTGATAGAGCTCACCCCCTGTCATCGCGTCAAAGCCTGCATATTCGAGACCGTATTCCCGACAAATGTCATAGCAGGCGTCCCGCACGTACTCCGGCTGATCGTAAAGAGGAACGTCCTCACGCAGCAACCATTCGTCATCCGGAATCTCTACCTCGTAGATATGCCCTTCGGGCTTCTCGTAGGCGTTGATTCTTTTATCAATCTCGGAAAGTTCTGCGTTTAACTTCGAGCGAATCTCAGCAGCATCCCGCTCATTTTCGTCCAATTCTGCCGCATCACGCTCATCCTTTGAAGCATCCTCCCTAATCTTCTGCATATCTTTTTCAAGAAGATCAAGTTCGGAATGAATGGCCTTCTGCCGTTTCTTGTCCTCTGCGTAGCGGTCGAATTCTTCCGGGAGATGAATACTCGGAGCCAAACGTTTCTGATAGCCCTCAGCCGTCGCCCTGTCGAGCGCGAAATACAGCCCCCAGCCATGCGCCTGCGCCCCTTCGCCTTCGCCGATATGATCCAAGGTGAACTTATCGAAGAGGTACGGACTGCCGTGGTAGGCGACCTGATAGAACTCGCCGTTCCGAGTCTGCTCACCACGCGGAACGTCTTCAGTATCCCGCAGGAGTTTTTTCGCCCGATCCGCCGGCGACATGAACGCACGCCTTCCGGCGTTTCGTGCCTCGACTTCGCCACCTACCCGGAGGTAAGCGTTCATTTGAAAATCAGGATTCCAACGGCTGACACTCTCGTACAACGGATCATCCGGGGATTCAGAAGCATTTTTAATGGCTTCCAACACAACGCCATCAAACTCGCTGGAGCCGTAAATTTTCATCAGGCGTTTTTCTTCAGCTAACACCGCCTGCACTGCGGGACGCTTTTCTAACGCTTCCACTTGCTTAAACAGCCTATCTGCTTCGGCGTCGTCTTCCGCTTGGGTAATTCCTTTCTCGCGCCGTGCTTGCGTTGCCTCTTCGTCATAAATGCGATTTAGTGCATCGTCAACGTCTTTGTATTCCTGCCAATCCGGATTGTTTCGGAGTCGCCACAGCTCGCCCATCGCACGCCACAGGGCCTGCCCCTTTGTCGGAACCCGCGAGAAATCAGCCCCCTTCGTGAACCCTTCGGCTTCCTGAATGGCGTGCTGAATCTCGTGAATCAACGTCATGCGAGCGCCGTCCGTTGTTATGTCAGTATCAAACGGAATACGAATCGCATTCTCTTCCGGCGCGAAGTACCCACCAGCTCTCGGAGGAAGTTCGCCAAACTCAATCTTTAAATTCCGGAAGCGCGAAAAAGCCTTAAACAAATCCGGGGCATCTACCAAATCAGCGAGCTCAACGGAGAAAAGTTTCTTTCCGTCCTTTCGGGCCGCAGCACGCTTCTCTTCCACAAGAGCCGCCGCGCCGTCTTTCACGTTCAAGTCCGGGATTTCGTACCGCCACTCTCTGTCCGCACCACGTTCCCAACCAGTAGCCGCACGGATTTCCTCGGGAGTTTTACCGCCCATTTCCATTTGCTTCGCAACGGTCAGCAGATTGGTTCGCGTCCAATTCTCGTCCCAAGCATCCATTCCGCGGACGCCGGTTTCGCCGATGATCTGATTAAAGGACGGCGACTCAAAATACGCACCACCCTCGGCGCGAGACGCCTTGTCCACCTCATCAAACAGTCCTTTGCCATCCTGACGACGATAAGGTTTGCGGCCGCCGGCCAACTGCGATAAACTGATTACATGATCCGAGGGGGCGACTGGACTGCCGGAGAGCCGGATATTTGGCGCAGTAACGCCGCGGATGTCTGAAGGCCCGCCGTCCGTTCTGCTAACCGGCGGGTTTTCTATTTCATAGATCTGAATCCCCGCGATTTTGTGTGTCGCTAAACGTTCTTGTTTTGGCGTAATGTAATCCCGCACCACAAGCTGCACGCGGTACAAGTTGCCGTCAATCTCTACCGGAGTAGCAAAGGTATGGATACCCTGAACGTGCTGATTATGACGCTTCAGATCGGGCGTACTTTCAAAGAGTCGCGCCTTAGCAACAACCTCGTCAAACACCGGCGCAATCGCTCGAAAAACTCTTTCGTCGAAGCTGTAGTTTCCGCCGATAGACTTCTTCAAGTCACTCCCGCTAGCCGTTAGGACGAATCCTGTTTCCTCGTTTTTCAGTCCTTTTGCCGCAAGGGCCGCAGCCTCATTGATTGCGGACGCACGGTCTGCCGCCTGTCCTTTGTACTGAACCACCGTCACCTGTTCGTCTGGAGAGGCTTTCGTCGGCCCCATGTGCCATTCCTTGCCCTGCGTGTAGGGCATATTGAAGGCTTCCTTCGGCACCTCGGCAGACTTCCCGTCTTCCGACCATACGATCTTTGCCGAGAAGTCCCGCACCTTGTCCGGCTCAATCCCCAAACGCTTCGCGAGCGACACAACGGCCCGGGCGTTAATCGCCGCCTGTGTCCCGGCTTGATCGAAGTTGAACTGACTCTTCCCCTTGTTGAAAAGCGCCGCCCGCTGATCCTCGTAGACAAGACGAGCCGCGTCCTGATACTTCTGCGTCCGAATCTGCTCAGGACTGCGCCAAAACGCCCCGCCGAAGGCTGCACCCATCGCAGCGCTTACCGCCAAGTCCACGCCGTTCAAGTCGTACTGCTGAGCCAGTTGGTTGTAGTCCTGATGTTCGAGGATGAATTTGATCCCCTCGACTTCGGCCACGTTCGTCCCGGCATTCGCTGCAGCGCCATAGGCCGCGGACATACTGCGACTCGCACCGAGAACCGCCGGAAGCCGCATACCGATTGCGTTCATCCCGAACGACACAAGGCCGGCATTGATAGCCGTGTCGCGGTCTACGCCCTCATCCATCAGGCGATTGGTCTCGTCGATACCCACGTCAGCACCGAAAGCCAGTGCGCCACCAGCGACGCCGCCTACCAAGCCGTAGCCCATTGCCTTCGGAAGCGTCTTGAAAAGCCCATAGACAATCTGAGAAGCCGTGCCCATGGTTTCGGGATCGACCTCAAAGTGAACCTTGTTGTAGTCGCGAATGTCACGGGCGTTCTGATCCATGACGGCCTTTTGCCCCTCCCACCAGGCGCGGGTTTCGTCCGTACCCATGCGGGAGAGAATGTCGGCCCCGGTGTTCTTGAAAGCCGTGATAGCGGAACTCGCCGTCTGCAGCACCGCAGCGGGAATGCCTTTCCACGTATCGCCAAGCCCCGAGAAGACGCCGAGAGGCGTATTGACGCCCGGGAGCGGACGTTCCTCAAACACCTTGTCCTTCAGATCAAGCACGACACCGGGCTCATTGCGCAGGAAGTAACGGCGCAGTCGATCTGCCTCAACCGACGACAGTTTCCGCCCCGGGGTGTAAACGTCCCTGCCATCAGCATTCCGAGACCATACGCCCCCCGTCACACCGTCCTGACCGCTGTAAATCGACTGATCCGAGAAAGTCGGATGATTCGGCTTTTTATATTTGTCGCCCAAGTGGCCGCGCTCATCTTCAGACATCGTGCCTGACTGCAGCTCCTTCCAAGCGCCGCGCAAGTCGTAGTCGTAAACGTCCTTTTCGCGGTGGTTTTCAGTCGCCCACGCCTGATATTTTTCTTCCTCATCAGGCGCTAAAACGGTATTGAACTTATCCGAATAGTCTTCCGAAAACGTATAGCGCGGGCCAACAGTATCCACACCCCAACGGTTAATGCGCATCTGCCGCGCCTGATCTTCCGTCAACTGCGGAGTACCGGAGTCATAAATTTGAGAAAAGAGCATCAGTTGTCCTTTGTACCTTCGATAGCCATGCCACCATTCATGAACTGATAGAACGGCAAAGAATCATCTTTCGGCGGCTTGACGAGGTTAAATTCGTAAGGTTTTAAATCGGGCGTATATACGTACTCACCATTGGCAATAAGACGGTACGTCACACTGCCGTCTTCTCGGTTGACACTGACAGGCTGCAAGTCCATCTTTATCATCCGTGAGGCGATTTCTTCGGGCGTCCCCGCTAACTGTTTGCCATTGGCGTCAAGCAGCCCCGGCGCGTAAAACGCCCCCTTCATCTTTCGGACTTCGACGGCCTTCGCCATCACCAAGTCATTAAGAGCCGAAACGCTTGAAATTCCCTTAGGCAGAATGGTTTTCCGTCGGTTATACGTAACAACATCGCCGCCGACGGCCGCAGCCACAGCACCTTCCGGAGTCGCGGAACCCGCCCATGCTTGATACGCGTAAATCCCTTTCGCCAATTCCGCAGTGAGTTCAAAGGACGGAGTACCTTCAGAGTACAGTCCTTTTACCCGCCCGCCTTCGGATTCGCCCAAGGCGCGTTTAATCATCGCCTCTGTACCCAAAACGGCCGCAGGATCGATCTTCACTTGTTTGTCAGAAATTAACTGAAGGCCACGCAGGTACATTTCGCCCGCGGTCATTCCGCCGTCGCCTGGAACAATGTCAAACCCCGCCATCGCTATGGCGTACTTGTTGCTGTTTCCCTTCAGTTGCTCTGACACCATACGAATCCCGTCCGGGCCCGCCGTGTCAGCAATCGTTTTCAAAAGTGCTACGCGGGTTTCAATCGGCGAGCTATCAAGAAGCGTCACCAGTCCTGCGGCCTCCTGCTTAGAGAAAAGGCGTTGCGGCACCTGCCAATCCTTCGCCATCGCGTCCGCCATTTCCACACGCTTCTGAAGTTGCGCTTTCAGCTCATCTGTGTTCTGCCAATTGAGAGGGGTGATGCCGTACTGATTCGTAGCCATCGCGACACCGATAGGATCAGACTCGCGTTCCTTCAGAATTTTTACCCCAAGAGCTTTTGCTTCTTTCGTTCGGGCGGAGTTCACGAAATCCATCACTCCGGCGCTATCCAAGCCCCAAAGATTTCGGGACGCCTGAGCATCCCGCACCTTTGCCGCCTTTTCTGGATCAAGTTCGTCCAAACGCTGCAGTAGCGTAACCGGCAACTCTTCATTGTTGTCTAGCGCCTTGTAGGCCGTATTAACAAGATCAGACGCTTCCATGCGCTTTTCCCATTCACGCGCCGCCAGCGCCTGCCGAACCTTCACCGTAACGCCCTGCCGAACGTCGGCATCAGTGCCCTTTGTGGCCTCGTGCGTCGCCTTCAGAATGTCCGAATCGCTTCCGGAAGTCGCGAGCACCTTTCCCACCAGGTACTCAATGTCCTGTTTCTGCTGACCGGCCTTGATGAGTTTTTCGCTTTTAGCGACCTGCTCAGCGCTCATATCGTCTTTGTGCGCCTTCAGCCACGCACGAGCTGCCGCAGGGTTCTTGCCCTCAATGAAAATACCGATAGCGTTCGAGTTAACGGTGTCCATCAGTTTCGGCACATCAACCGGAAGGCCAGACTTGTCAGCCTGCCACTGCAGTTCAGACATTGCAACGGCGTAGCCTGAGTTCGCCCTGTCCATATCGCCGGACTGGACACCGTTTAAAACGTCATTCGTCGCAGTATTGAAAGTCGCCGCGTGCGTCGCCTTCTCGAATACCGCCTGTTGCTTCACCATATGGGATTGAAGTTCTGCCCCCAACTGCTGATAGGCCGCCTGCGAATAGAGGTCATACATCTTCCGCTGACGATCTGTCTTCAGTTGACCGCGGCGATTTGCGAAGAGTGCGCGTCCCTTTTCGAGATACTCTTCCGACAGACTTTTCCCGTCAGGGCGGTTAAGGGCATTACTGCCCGTTAGATTGCCCCAACCCTCTTCCGGATTCGACTTCAAATCTTCGAGTTCGCTCTTGGACTGATTGATAGCGTCCTGCACGAGCGTCTTGTCGGTTTCGGCCTGCCACTTATCCACAGCCGAGACAATCTTATCAGTAGCCCCGGCGACGAGTTTGTCAGTACGCCACTTGGAATCCGGCATAGCATAAAGCGTCCCGAGCCCCCTTACAGCGTTCGGAGTCACGCCGCCCTGATACGGATTACCGGGCACAGTGATAGTTCCCATTACTTGCTCCAACTGAAATTAGAAGGCATCTTGAGGCTCCATCCTTGAGCCCCGGATGAGCCTGACGACGTAGCGCCGCTACCGGAACTGCCACCGAAAACAGCCTTGAAATCGCTCAAGGTTGCGCCGCTGTACGAGGACTTGCCAGAACCGGACTGGGAGTCGCCGCCCATCGGGCCATTCATAATGTCCATCGCATAGTTGTTGAAAGTGGTCAGCGCAGCCGCCCATGGAGAAATAGACTTTGCGGCCGAACGGTAGGCAAGTGCCTGATTCTTGTAATCGACAGCCGAACGGCGGTAGCCCCAGGACTCAGCAACGGCATTCGCCATCACCTGATTCACCTGCATTTCCTTCACAATGTCAATGGAGGTCAGCACTTCGGCTGCCGATCCGGAACCGCCCACGCGGACGCCCGCTGCAGCCTGCCGGGTTTTGGTGGTTGACTTTGCCTGCCCGGCCTCATACCCAATAGCCGCCGCCTGACGTTCGCCGCCGGCCATCACGTCGTCTGCCGCCGTCTCGTAGCTCTGCGCCTGCAAATTCATTAAGTCGGCATTCATTTTCATGAGCGCCTTTTCCTGCTTTGCAGCGCGATAGGCAAGCCACGTCCCGCCGATCTGCATCACGGACGTGTAACCGACCTTGAATCCTTGCTGAAATTGAGAGAAGCCGCCCGCACCTTTTGCGCTCATGAAAGCGTTTGCGGACGACGAAATCGCGGAGGATTGTGTAGATCCTTCGCTTGTCTGTTTGGTTGGATGGAGATATTGAGGCATTCGGCACTCCCGGATTTTCGCCGAGAGTAAACCGAAAGATCAGAACTTTATGGACGGACTACTTTGGTGAGGGCGTCGTGGTTTGCGGCGCAGCGCTGATAAAGTCGGCCGCATTCCGAACCAGAGTCAGCCAGTCTTTGAACCAAGCCTTCCAGCTCGGTAACTCTTCGGCTAAGAGCGTCTGTGGAATCTCCGCCTGCGGAGCTGTGACCGTCCGCGTGGCGCAACCTTGCACGAGCCCGATCAAGCTCAGCACGCAGATCGTTGTACTCAGCCTGCGCCAGGTTGATCGTGTCCGTTGCTTTTGAAAGTCCTTCTGCATTTTTCCTCTCCGCCGCCCGCAGTGCATCAGACTGCGCCGCCTCCATGATGGCGATTTCACGGTCATAGTGTGCGGAGGTCAACCAAGCCCCCGCGCCGAAAGCCAGGACGACCGCCGCCATGTAGACGTAATCCTTTGTCATTTTGTACGATAGTCCCAATAAGCGTGATGGCCACGCACGTCAACATGAACAAAACCGTCGTAAAGGCCAACGCCGCCGTCAGCGTTGATTTCCAGGCACAAGTCCTGAAACTCGGGAATCAGTCGCGGATCATCCGGTCGAATGTCCGCCGCTATGCCTTTCGTGTGATAGCTATTCGGCACGGCACCTTTGATCGTTGCGTTGTATTCCGGGCTTCGGTAGCCAGAATTAACGAGAACCGGCTTCCCCCACTCCCGGCGGATGCGGTTCAAAAGGTTCAAAAGCTCATCACGTACGACGTGCTGGAAAGGAGACTTATGCGGGTCATTCGGACTCTGTAACTCCTTTCCGTCAAAGAAACCGTATTTCATCGGCCGCCTCTTTCTAGGAATCCTTTCAAAATATTCACCCCATCTTTGCCCATCATCCCACCGAGCCCGGCCAATGCACCACCGGCTTCATCCGGCAAGCCATAGGAATGAGCCGCCATGCAAATCAAAAAACCGATAAAGCCAGACAGCAACCCGGCCGCGAAAAATTCACCCCACGGAAAAGGTTTTGTTTTGTCCAGTGAGTTCAATCGCATAAGAAACTGAGCCATAGCCGCCACCATGAAGGCAAAGATATATCGGAAGTATTCGTGGTAGTCCTGCATGGGAATCTCGCCCCTCTTCTAACGGAAGCATTTTCGAAGGGCGAGGCGACTCTTTATGGACGGTTAAGTCGAGACATTAAGAACCAACCCCTGCACTGTGAGCGGCAACGGGTCAGACTGCCGGATGCAGACAGAACCCTCGGTTTGCCACGTCGGCGCAAGGCGCAGCTCGATTTCCTCTGTTTTGAGTTCCGGAGGTGTCCCCGGTGTTTCTGTCGTGCGCTGCTTGTATTCCGTGAGATTGTCAAAGTCCGCCCCCACGAACACGCCCGACGAGCGGTATATCTGCAGGAATGCTTGAATGATGTTCTTTTTGATCCCGCCGCCAAGCGCCGCCTTGTTCTGCATCGTGAGCGGCAACGTCTTGGCGTCAGCCTCGTACGACAACCCGACAATCACTTTGGATGCAGGCGAATCCAAGTCCACGGCACCTTTTGTCACGACCTGCTGAGGCATAACGGCACCGTCGGCAAGAATAGAAACCGTCTTTCCCTCAAGCCAATCCAGACCGGTAATGTGCGTAGTCTCTTCACCGGAATAGACGCCCCCCGAATCCACAAAGAACGCATCCTGAATATTTTCAACGTTCATTGAAGTCATGCGCTCAATGTAGCGTTTCGTCTGCCCGTTGATTTCACGGCGGACAACGACGTAAAGATGATCCTCTTCGCCTTCTTCCACAGCCGCCACGGACTCGAAAACGCCATCGGTAATGTGCTGATGCCAGGCCAAAACTTCCTGTTCCGGAATATACGTCAGCCCCAAAAGCGAGCCGTCGGAACTGATATACCAAAGAAGCGGTATAGGAGCCAAGGCCAACGCCGAGTCCAAAACGTTTTTGAAGTCGAAAAGGTGCGAAGCCCGGAGGCACAAATCCGACGACACAAAACCGCCCGCCGAATATTCGTAGGCAAAGTCTCGGACGTGTCCGCCACGAGCTGCACAATAGACAACGGCATTACCGACGACCTGCGGCATTACCCGGCTTGATCCGGTATTGCTTTGAGGTTTTGCGGCAATGGACGACGGAGAAATCACACTGCCGTCCTGCGGACTGATGCGGAAAGCCATGCTGGACGTGAGGAGAATCAGGCTTGTCAGCGAAACGACGTGCTGCACTGCACTGAATTCGCGGCTTGCCATTTGAAAACTCACGCGGTCATCATCGCGATATGGGAGGGAATAACTGAAGTCCGACTCACTGCCCGTACGCGTCATCAGCACACGTTGCGGATCCGAATGCAATCCGGCAAAGATACGCCGCTGCTCGAAGTACCCAACGGCCCGAGGGTAGTCACCAGCGCCACCTGCCGTCGCCGTACCCGCGGCACCGGAGCCCGTACCGCCGCGGAATGTCAGTTTCGGCGCCGTGTACTCGGAACCCGCAGCCCTGATCTGTACGGAAACAACCTTCCCGTTTTCAACCACAGCCCGCAACTGAGCGCCCGACCCCGTGCTATCGGACACTTCCACCGTCGGAACACCGGAATAAGTAGAAAGCGAGTACGTCTCTGTTTTTGTCTTTGAACCGCCGAAAATACCGTGCGTCGGCCCCGACACCACCACCTTCGGCGAGGTGTAGTTATTACCTTCGGCGACAATCCGGATACCCTTCAACGCCGTGTAGTAGTTGGTATAACTGCCGCCGCTTGAAGAAGTTCCGGAAGACGAATGGCGCTCAAGCACCAACTCAACTTTGCCGCCGTAGCCGGTATTAGCCGAATCGCTGAGCGTTACCGAAAGCGACGGATAGCCGGAGCGGGAATGCCAAGACGTGTTGATGTTTTCCACCGGCAAAAGTCCGTTGACGCAGTTGGTGTAACCGCTTCCGCCGTTCGTCACCGTCACGGACTTGATGCCTTTCGTCGTTGAAAACACATCGTCAAAGCGACGATTCGTCACATCCGTTTTCGGCGTAATGTTGTCGTCGATGATTTCCGGCGTTTCACTGTCGCCGATATAGCCGTAGAGACCACCCTTGTTTTTGTAGAAACGGTAGAAGGCCGCGCCCTTCATCACGTCGCAGGTGATTTTGACCGTCGTCCCGTAGGCGTACAGATTCGCCACCACACTCACGGCCGCGCTTGCTTCGCTTTCCTCCGTCTTGTCGGCATTGAGGCACGACACACGGTACTTCTGCGTGTACTTATCCGCGTTCGAGTCATCGGCCGCAGCTGTTGCCCGCACGGCCGCCACCCCTGTCGGCGTCGGAAGTTTCGTGTTGGCCTGCACCTCTACGATGCGCCAGTCTCGTGCGCCGTAGCGACGAATTTCCGTCGGCGGGTAGTTTTCGTGCGCCACCGTCACAATGTCGCCTGACTGCACGTAATCCAATGAAAACAAGTCCGCAGAATCCCAGGGCGTCTTTATCTGATACTCTGTCCCGTCATCGTTTACCAACGTCGCCCCGTAGCTGTGGAACCGGGCGTACTTGTGTCCCAGTTCGATAATCATTGTTTGCCCGGTACTGTAGGTAAACGGGATCAACCGCACGGGCCGCGAACCATCGCCAACCTCGTTCACAAACTCAAACCCAGGGCGGTTGCGGATAGGGCCCTGGGGCAGGCAGATGAAATTTTGGCACTTCAACAACCCGGCTTGATACTTCGTATCATCACGGCGGCCGTACATATCGGGCGAAATTTCGCCGCCTGCAAAGCTCAGCTGAATAACCTTATCAACGGGCATACCAGCCTCCCATTTCCTCCGGAAGGCGCATATCACCCGTATAAGGCGTTCGTGCCATATCCACCGAAGTATCCTGCAAAGCGTCGCGCTTAATAGCGTCTTTCACCATCAGCGTGTAAATCTTCAGTTGTTCTTCTGCCATGGAAGCACCAGTCGCCCCGGTAATCGCTGCACCTGCGAGTTTGGCCGCCAGCAAATGCGCCAGAGCATCGGCAAAATCCGACGGGAACAACTCAGCCGGCACCAGCGCCGTCGTATACCGAGCCCAATCCGCCGGAACGTCCGTCAGAATCGCCATACCGTAATCCGACCGTTCCAGATGATAGGAATACAGGTCACGGCCCGACTTGTCGAATACACGCTGAATCTGCAGGCAATCCGACGGATATCCATAGGCATAGGCCGCACCAATCGGAGTTTCTTTCAGCTGATTGAGTTTGGTGCGCTTTGTGGCAAATGTCCACGCCGTTTCAGTGAGAATACGGTTAAGCGCCAACGGGTAGAACCGGGCACAATGATCCGCCTGCGGAGAACCTTCGGGCGGATCAATGGAAGTCACCGTGCCCGTATCGCCGAGATACGACAGCGCGATGTTACAAATATCGACAACGGTAGCCATAGGGCCTCCTATGAAAACGGGGAGCCGTCAGACTCCCCGTAAAACTGCGCACCGCCAGCCTTTCAACCGACGGAGAGATAAGGACCACCTCCTTAAGCAGCGTAGTTCGGATTCGCTTCATAATCCCCGATTCGCTTCCCGCGCGGGCTGTCCGGACGGAGCGTCACGCCGGCGGATACCTTGCCGGACATGGACGTGCCCGTAAACACCAACTTGGTGTACTGAGGCAATCCCTGCGGAATCGGGATATTGATTCCACCGCCGTCCGTGAGGTCAGTCAGCTTGTAGGAAAGGATTTCCGTGAACGTGGAGTTATCGGAACTGCCTTGAAGCGCCACACTTGCGAGCCCGGTCACCGCCCCGACATTACGGACGTAGATATAACCGACACCTTCGGAAATGCCGGCCTTGCCAACATCAAGAACCTTCGAATCCTTGCTTGCGCCGGAAAGCGTCAGTTCATTGGCGTACATGGTCAGAAAATCAACATGCATCGTTCTTTCTCCCTTAGCTGATCTTCGCTTCATCAATGCGGATAGCATCGTCGGCTTCAATCGGAATCGTGAAGAAGTGCGTCGCCATCTGTTCGGCCGCTTCCACGATCTTGAGGCACTGCGTGGACTTTTCGTAGGCGGCAATTTCCAAGGCCGTCTGAATTTCCGTGCGGCAAAGCATCACCTGATGACGGCGCAGCTGAGCCGGGATGCGGTTCTTCGCGCGGATCAACGTCTTGATGAGCGAATCAGACTGCAGGTTGACTTCGCCGTCCTTCATCGGGATGTTGCACACACGCACGCAGGCGCGCCAGTCGTTAAGAGCCGCGCCGGGTTGCCACTTGTAGTGGTCAACGTACGCTTCCATCTTGCCCTTACCATCGGGGGCGTCAACCGTCATAACGTTTTTATCGGTGTGCTTCAACCCGTAGGTAGAGCCCTTCGGATAAAGTCCGAAGAATTCGTCAAAGTTGACAATGTAAACCGAAGTGTAGCCGTCAGGCGTGCCGGTATAACCGGTATCGGCGGCAACCACATTGTGCGACGCCGGAACCTTTTTGCTCATCGTGGCATAGCGCGTAGCCAAGCCGGTGAACTTACGAATATCCTTGTCATTGTCGCCGTAGTACAAGGCCGCAGCGACAGCGTCGCTCATACCCTGAATGAAGGCCTTTTCTTCCGACAAGCGGAACTGAGCTGTTTTGCCGTTAATTTCCGCGAGGTCAACGTCAACGCTAGCGTAGCTTTCAACGTTAGAAGTCACGTCAACCACGGAGGCGGTCGAAGACTTCGTCGGCTGGACGCCTTCATACATCCCGCGCCACGTCGGTTCAGGAATGCCAGTTCGGATTGAATGCTTGAAGCCCGTGGTCATGTTGCATTCGCGCCACGGAATATGTCGCAGGATAGCGTTATTCTGCGACAAGACTTCTGCAATCGGAGCAATCTCGCCGTTCTCATCCGTGCGGGATGCGACATCAGCAAGGGTAGGATACTGAGCAATAGCAGCCATGCTTTTCCTCTTAGTTCATCTTGGAATTGTTGAAAAACCGGGCCAACGGGTCTCCCTGTCCGCCCTCACCGTTGCCGCGCGGTGAAACGTCGTCGGAGATCGACTGAGCGATCTGATAGAACATCTTGATAATCCCCGGATGCGTATCGAGCCCCGTCTTTACGAGGAGCTCCCGCGCCTCCGGCGGGCAATACTTCTGAAATGCCTTCGCCGCAATGCCGAGGTTTTGTTTGGCCTTCGCGCCGCCGAGTTCCTTGTCCGCAGCGAACGCCTTGAGGTTTTCACTCTTGAAGGACGCCAGCGCCTGTTCCTGCGCCTGCTGCAGCACCGGGCTCATCTTGTTGATGATCGTGGCAAAGGACTTCTGCGAGAGGCCCATTTCGTGGCAGACACCCGCCAACGTTTCGCAAACATCGTCGTTCAGTTCCGCGCCTTCGGGAACTTCGATGCCTTCGTTGGTGTAGGAATCTTCGGGCGCACCGAGCCATTCATTGAGCTTATCGCCCTTGTCCGTCCCGTCGTCACCCGCCGCAGGTTCGCCACCATCATTGGCCGCGTCCGCCCCCCCGGTCGCCGGAGGTACGCCCGCTGCCGCCGATGCAGTACCTCCGGCGACACCGGGATCAGTCGTACCGGTATCAGGAGGCGTAGCGCCAGCGTCCGCACCGGTATCCGTAACAGTTGCCGCATCTGTCATTTGTTTTCCTCTCGCATTGAATTGATCTGCTCTTCCAGTCCGGCCGAGCGAAGTCGCCGGAGAATGTCAAGCCCTACATCGCGCCGAGCACTGAGGAGCATCATTCGCATCGGATCAGTACTCGTCACCGAGTCCGCCTGCCCCGTAAGGGAGAGAACCCAGTGCATTGCCCGACGGCCGAACTCGGTTTCCATCAGGCTTTTCAGCGCGTTGTCGAGTTTCTTTTCTTCCTGCTTTCGCAGCCGTTCTTCTTCTGCGCGGGCTTCTTCCTCTTCGAAAATGCCCTGCATCCGAGTGTCTGCCATTGTTTCCGTCATCCCGTCACCTTTATGGACGGCCTTACATCACGCCCTGAGAGGGTTGCTCTTGTTCGGGACTCATCGCTATATCCGCGCCGCCGACACTGCCTGCCGCCTGCCCCAAATCCTTGATAGTGGAAGCCGCCTGCGCTGCCTGCATCTGCTGCTGTTGCTGCGCCTGCTCTTCGGCGCGCTGCTTGCGAATGATTGCCACCCGAGAGCCCGCAACGATCATGGACGGTGGAACGCCGTTCATATCCGCCAAGAGATCAATCGTTTCATCGGCATCCAATTTGTCGAGCGCTTCCGGACGCATCTGCGCCAGAACGCCAATCTGCTGCACCGTGCGCATAACGCCGTCCACCGCAGAACTTTTCTGCATCTGCGCCAGTACCGAGATGTATTCAACATTGAGTTCTTTCCCCTGCATTTCCTGCGGAGGTTCAGGCACCAAGTCGGACTCCACTAGGTATCCAAACGCCGTAGAGACCAACGGATCAAGCATTTCCGTATGAAGGCGCTCAAGCACCGGCCCGAGCATCATCACCTTTTCCTGTTCCAACGCCTGGATTTCGGTAGCCGTACGGTCAGTACCTTGATTCGCCGCGATCATCTGGAAGATGTTCACATTGAAGTAGCGCTGTATCTGCGCCCGTGCGTCTGCGATCTGCGCCTGCAGCATTTCAGGCGATGCCTGCACTGCCCAAGCCGAGCGAATCACGTCGTTGTCCGCAGGGTCAACCGGAATGCGACCGCCGGGACGGAATAGCTGCATTGCGCCCTTGTACTTTGTCGGGTATTGAATCGGAGGATTCGAGAGGTAGTCCGTAAGGATGCCCATCTGTTTCTGAAGGCGCTGCAGGCTTTTGGCAGCGGACAAGGCTTTCGCGCCGGGGCCGCGCCCATAAACAGAACCCGCCGTCGTGAGCCATCGGGGACACAACGCCGGAAATTGGTCATAGCCGGACTCACCCAGCACCTTGCCGTCACTGCGGCCTTGCTCCCAATACACAGACCGCCACGGCTTATTGTGGTTGTCGTGCTTCATCACGTTACGGTCAAGACGCGGCTCAATGGCGTGCATCACGTCAAAGCGACGGTACGGGTTATCGCGTAAGGAACTTCTGACATCGGTGCTGACGGCATCGATACCGAACTTCTGCACCATCTGCTTCGCCGTCATGCTGATATGACGATAAACCGTGTCGATACGGTCGAACGGATCAGCCGCGAGCCAGTATTCCCCAACCGTGAGATTCATCATATCGATGACACGGTCAGGGTGTCGCTGCACAATGGAACACGCCGTCCCGAACGCCGGAAGCTCAAGATAGGAGCGATGCAGCGAGTTGTAGACCTCAGACTTTGCGAAATACATCAAAATCAAGTCCTGCAGGTCAGACAGCCACTGTTTCACGTCCGGCGATTCGTCTAAGTCCGGATCCATTGTGGTGAGACGCAGCCACGGCCGCGACGGCGAACTGACGCCGGCCAAGAGCCCAGCCGCCAAAATGTCGGCACTGTCGGCGGCTTCGGCGTCGTAGAGACGCGTGTAACGCTTGCCGCCCTCGTACCCTTTCTCACCAGGGAACGCCCCTAAGTCCGGCACCTCATAGTCGCGTATGTCGTGCCAGAGGTTTTCCCACGTCTCCCGTTCCGCTTTCAGCCCGGAAAAGCGTTGCTGAAGCTGTTTGACATCAACTGCCATTCGCGCCTCCGAGCGTACTCGTTTGGTTAAACAGCTTCGTCTTTTTCAGCTTGCCACCCGTGAGGTCAGTAGCCGCCCGCTTGCTGGACGTGTTCGAATCCAACAAGGAATCAATATCGGGTTCTTTGCCGTTGGCCTTCTCGCGCTCCTGCGCCTCATTTTCATAAGCCTGCTTTGTTGCCTGATACTGCTTTTCGGCCAAAGCTTTCTCACGATCCTGTTGGCGCTTTTGGGTATAAATGTTGAGGCCGCCGGTGACAGCACCGACAATGGCCCCGGCGATTGTCTGCGCCATAGCTACGCCCCCAAAAGCTTTTTCTTCTGCAGTTTGAGATCATCAGCGCTGACACCGCCAAGCCCAGTCAACGAATCTCCCGAACCGGAATCCGCGCCAAATTCGCCAAGTCCGAAAAGCTGAGACGAATCAGCGTCATTCCCGCTTGCCTTACGCTGCTGCTGATCCAATTGCGCTTGCTGCTTTTTACGCTGAGCCTCAGCCTCGGCTTCCTGCCGCTTTGCGTCGTCGCGAGCATCCTTACCGGACACTGAGTTGTAGAGTTTCTTAACGGCTTTTACCGGATTCGCCCAGCTTGTAACTTTGCTAAACCACCCCATTTATCGACCTCCCAACGTATTGCGCTTGCGGTACAGCGACGTGTTATCGCCGTACGTCTTGTTTTCAGGAAGATCAGTATCCGTCGTCGTGTCGTCCGTCCCTGTCGGCTGAGTTGCCGTCGCAGTCGTATCCGTCGTTCCTGAATCGCTCGACCCACCACTTTTCTTGTGCTTGAAATACTTGTAAAGGCCGAAGCCCGCCAAACTTGAGAGCGTCGGCGAAGAAAGGATTGAACTCATTTCTTGCCACCCCCGAGTCGGCGCTTGCGCAAATGCCGACGTTCCAACTCTTCCGCTGAAGGTTGCCCCATCACAGTCTCCTTATGAATGCCACTTGACAGCCTGAATGCGGCCGCTTTTTCAGGGCCGAGACCAGCGGTGCTTTCTCGTCACAAGCCCACTGAAAAGACGTGCACCCACGCTTTTTAGCCTCCTGTTCACATAAAACAAAAAGCCGTCCGGGCACTGTCGTTCCTCGGTATTCGGGCAATACGAAAATCGTGTCGTTGTAGGCCGTGAGTTCTCCGGAATGCTGATGCGGCGCGACAAAGATCGACGCAGCCCCCGCCGCTTCCTCACCGTCGTAAGCCACAAAGGCAAACGCAGGCGAGTTCTCGGAGAGTGCGCGGTAGAAGTCTTCCGGCGGATCAAAGGACGCGCCGTTACCAGATTCGCGGAAATTCTTTTCCAACAAATCCCGGTGCTTCTGCAGCAGGTCAAAACAGGACATGAGTACGTATCGCATACCCGCAGTTTCAGCGGGGCGACGGTACATTTATGGACGACAATCGCTCAATCGTCCATAAACTTCAAAGCCCTGCAAATACGATGCGTTCATGAAATTTCATGGGAGGGTACTGCAATGGAAGTTCAAGTCCGTTGCCGATGCGGCAAACGCCTTTTCGACCTTTCGCTAGATAGGCCTCCAGGCGGACGCATCTACATCTTGTGTCGCTGTAAAACGATGAACGTCATCGACCTTTCCGCGTATTCCAATCTGCAGGCCCATTCGGAGCCTGTTTCAAAAGAGGCCCCTGAGCCCACTTCTCAGCGCCAAGCGAGCGCACAATACTGAGAACCTTGAGTTCCATAGCAAAAGGAGTTTGCTATGGCTGAATTTGCTTCTAAAGGCCTTGCTAATGGCGTAGGCATCCCTGCCCTTGTCTTGGGCTCCCTCGGCTTTCTTGGCTCTGCCAGCAATGGCAACGGCGGAATCCTCGGCGGCCTCTTTGGTGGAAACAACTGCGCACCGCAGATGGCAGCCCTGGGCGTCATTGCTGAAAAGGACGCCAAGATCGCCGAGCTCACTTCGCAGAAGTACTCGGACAATCGGGACGCGACGCTTTATCAGGCGACGCGCTCTGAAAACGAGAAACTCGAAAATCGTTTGATGGCTTTCATCACGCCGCTCTCTCAGGAAGCCGCGAGCAACCGCGAACGTGTTGCGGTGCTCGAAGCCCAGCAGGCCAAGAACGGCGAAATTGCTGATCTCCGCGAGAAGTTGGTACGTTCCGAGCTCGGTGCCAAGATCGACTCCGTCGCCCAAACCTGTGGGTGCGGTATCGCTCAGCTCAACAACGCGGTTGCATCGCTGCAGAATACCGTTAACGGCATCACGCAGACGATCATCCCGCAGTCCGTCATCTGCCCCCCTGTGATGTCGCGTTACAACACGTGGCAGGCTCCGGCGACGACTGACGTGGCTCCGGCCACTCAGCCGATTTCCGGTACCGTCCGGGTGCAGCGGAGCTGATTATGAAGATGCCGATTGGAAACTTGCCTGCAGTGGTCGTGGAATTTGCCCAGCAAGTCCTCATCCCCGCGGCAGAAAAGCAGGGCGGTTCTCTGCCCTTCACCGTCGGCATCGTCTCGGGGCTCGTCGCACAGCGGGCCCCGGCGATGATCGAACCTTACCTGTCGATGCTCAAATCTTTAGGCGCGGTGGATGAGCAAAATCGAATCGACGTGGACTTGCTGTACGGCGAAGCCGTGAAGAATCTCGAAGCGCACCCATTCTCCATCGGGCCTTACAAGCCTGATCGAAGCGACTTAGATGCGCTGAAGGAAATCATGAACCGGCATGGAGAATGATTATGGAAATGAAGGAACTTATGAAAGCCCGCGCGGAGCAATCTATGCACTGCCTGCTCGAAAAGATCGACAAGGTGTGCGATGAAGCCCGCGACAGTGGCGGCTTAAGCGGTGAGGACGTTCGCACGCTTGAAAAAGCGTGGTGCGCCATCGCCACTATAAAGGCTGTCTGCAAAGAATAGGCGGATAGTACGCGATCGAGTAGGGGGTAGGGTCACCCCATCCCCCTCTCACAACACCGTACATGCGGTTCCGCATACGGCGTTTCGTTTAAACAACTTCCTATGAGGCGAGTTGATACAGCCCCAACCTGGAAAATGTAGCATTTGGGTAAGCATCATGCATATGCTTCGCATGAGCGTTCCACCATGCACCACGCCCGTTGCCCGCACTGGCTTTCGCCCTTTCTTCATCGTGGAGTCTCTTCCGTAGATTCTTGTAACGAGTCTTCGGCTTTTTCCACGCCAACCAAATCAGTGCTCTGAGGTGATGGCGAATCCATTCGTCCATTTCCTCATAAAACTTCTTTCGGCTGTCTTGGCGATAGTAATTCCGCCATCCCCTCAAAATTGGGGTTATGCGTTCAATCGTGCATTTCAGTGAGGTTCCTCGGGCACTGAAGAACACCTTTCTAAGCTTGTCCTTCAGACGGTCTACGGCTTTCTTTGCTGCAATAACCCGGGCGTAATTCACTCGTGAGAAGGTATACCCAAGGTAGACTGAGTCACAGGGCCGAAAGGTGCCGCTCTTGTCGCGGTTGACCCGCAACTTGAGCTCCTCTTCGATGAATCGAGTGATATGGCGAAGAACCCGCTCCGCCGCTGTCTTAGACCGCACGTAAATGTTGCAGTCATCCGCGTAGCGGCAAAAGTGCAAGCCCCTCTTTTCAAGCTCTCTGTCCAATTCCGTCAGCATGATGTTTGACAGCAACGGACTTAGGGGGCCGCCTTGCGGGACTCCCTCCGTCCGCGGCTTTACCAAGCCGTTTTCCATAATGCCCGCGTTCAGGTACCGACGAATCAGTTTAAGAACTGTTTTGTCGTCAATAACTTTCGCGATAATCCCCATCAGCTTGTCGTGGTTGACCCGGTCAAAGAAGCTTTCCAGATCAATTTCCACTACCCATCGGTATCCGTCCTTGACGTATTGCTTCGCCTGGCTTACCGCCTGGTTGGCACTGCGTCCCGGTCGAAAACCGTAGCTGTTGTCTGAAAATTGTGGTTCGAAATCATCCTGCAGAACGATCACCAATGCTTGCTGAATCGTTCGATCCAACACCGTCGGGATGCCCAGCATTCGTTTCTTACCGTTGGGTTTCAGAATGTCCTTTCTCCTTACAGGGCAAGGAATATAGGTTCCGTTTTCCAGTTTTTGGTTGATAGAACTCCCGTACTTTTCCAAGAGAGGCAACAGCTCGTCAACGGTCATGCCGTCTACGCCGGCACTCCCTTTGTTTGCCATCACCTTCCGCGCCGCTTCATCCATACTCATACAGACGTATTTCATCCGCGGGTACGCTCTAGGTTGCGCTTTCGTCCAATACAGTGTCGCCATGTTCGGTTTGCTCCGCCTCTTAACCTGCCCATCCCGTTCAGCAACTTCCGTTTGCATTCCGAGCGTTCAGTCGCCGTGCCGGTGTTATTCTGGATGTCGTACTCGACTCATGAGAGTCACTGTTTCTACTCACGTTTAAACGTTCGGCCCTTCAGGTTACCCCTACTATGGCCTCTGCTGACTTCCGTCACAGCCTCCGATCAGCTTCCGCTTTTCGTAGTTCCGAAGAACACTGTGACGGATCTCCCCAGGTATGACGCGCTACTTTCCCACTTTACCTGTCAGATCTACCTTGCGACCATGTTCCGGCTGAGTATTGGGTTTGAGTACCGTAGCCCTCTTCCCCGATCGCCTAGCCTCATATCTGCTTCCTGTTCGTCAGGCCAGTGGTTTGCTATCGACTTCCTCCAGACCCCTCGTTACCGAGACGCCCTTGCCGAGTTGCTAGCTCTTCCCCTTCAGCGGGTGAGCAGGGGACTTTCACCCCTTGAGTAACACGCCCTGCTGGGCGCACCACGAAAAACCCCCTCGCGTTTTAGCCGCTGAGGGGGTTATCTTTCACTTGACGATCTGAAACTTTTTGAACAGGTTGAAGTAGAGCTGGTGCATCGCTACTTTGCCGGTCGTCTTGTGCCAGGTTCCGAACAATTTCCAACCCAGTCCGATTCGCACACAAGCACGGAACCAGCGGTTTTCGTACCACCGAATGCAATACCATTGGAAGCAGATCAGCTTGTCGTCGCGATACACGCGTCGGAAGCAAACGCCGGAAATCCCGTTAGTGTCGGACGCATCCGGGTTCCCCTGAACTACATACTCGTCAGACGGGAAAACCGGAACGCCTATCACGCGGAGGCAGAAACCGTAGGCAGTGTTCCGAAAGAACCACGCCGTGCGGCGCTTGTAGGTGCTCCACCAATCAAAGCCAGGGTGCCGTTCCCAGTGACCGCGATCTCCGTCGCAGTCATGGTCGTCCGTTTCAAACCATGACAACCACTTAGGCAGGTGCGCCTGCATTGCAGTTCCGTCTGTGTGCCACTCGATTTCGCCGTAAGCGTTCTTTTCCGTACGGACAAAAAGAGGCAACACCGGCGACAAAGACTTGCCAATCACCTGCATAAGCAGGTCAGGGACGCAGAATAAAAGCCACTGCAGATATATCATTTTCACACCCATAAAAACCGCCTGAGGTTACTTCACCCACTCGGGCTTTGTCGGCCAAACGATCTCCGTCGGGAAGCCGGATTGTTCCGGGACATCCCGCAACGCCTGACGATAGACGGTAAGCTCCTGCCGCTTCTCGTCGGTCAGCGGGTAGTCCGTCGCCATCAGATAATCGGTCGCGGCGATCAAGGCGTCACGCTGAGAACGGGCTTGAGCCGCAAGCTCTTCGGTTGTGGGTGCGGGAACCGCTACCACTTCATAGTAGTCGCCCTTATCCTCGATCATCGCGTTGTTGGCGTTGCACCAGGCCGCGGCTTCGGCGTACTTCGCGTAGGTGTTGGAGGCAGGGTTCGGGCTGCGTTTTTCTTTGGCAAAAATAATGTCTTTACCATCCTTGTCTTTGCCCACGATAACGTCTTCATGTTCAATAAGTTCGTTTTCCTGCAAGGGTTTTTCAAATTTTTTGCCAATCATTTTATTTCTCCAGGTTTGGCACAGCTAATAGCCGCAGGCGTACCAAGAAATTTCTGCGCTAGCAAACTCGTTCCACAGAGTCATACTAGTAGCGTTTCTTGTGTATCCTGTATTTGCCATCGCTATTTTCTGCCCGGTATTTCCATTGGGCACCAGGACGCCCGTCCAGTTTGAGTTTGAAAAAGGGACGTGGAGCGTTAATGTGTATGTGGTATTTGCCGTGGGAATCTGTATGTACCCGCCCTGTTCAATCCAGCCATCGGCATATCGTCGAAACCACGAGTGATGGTTGTTTTGGTCGTATACGGAAAACTGATGCGCCACAAGGGGGAATATCTCCCCGTTGTCCCAGAACAAAGTTCCATCGGGGTAGCCCGCGAGCACATGTGTACCTTGCGCCGCGCTCTTCGCTGCAGCTAGATAAAAAGACCCCGCCGGTATTGGGGTATTACCACTTTCTTCCCCGCAGGAATTCCCAGTAAGGAACAACGTAGAACCGCTGTACGCTTTAGCACTCCCGTCGGTACCACCAGCGATTAAGACATAACGCTTGGTGTCGGTATTCCGCATCACGATACCTATCGGGTCTATTTTGTAGTCATTGTCTGAGCGACCAATTATTTCGGCTTGGAGTTTCAGCGCCCCGGTCATCGTTCCTCCGGCAGTAGGTAGGAAGGGGCCGTTTTTAATATCACTGTCTGTGACGGTGATATTCCCCTGCGCATCCGCCGCAACGCCGTTCACCGTTGTTGGCACAATATCCGGGTTCAGCTTTTCGCCCGCCCCGTCGTTCTGAAAAAGTTTCCGAATAAAGTAAGGGAAAGGCATACCGCCTCCTATGCTTCAACGACAACGACAATTTCCATCGTTGCCGGAATGTCAACATCAAAAAAAATAGTGGTGGCGCTCACATCCGTAAAATCGGTATAAAGCAACCCGCCTAGATAAACGAGAACGCCTTTGCCAACTGTATGTGCGGGCACGGTGTAGGCAGTCCCGGCCGTCAGCACCGCGTCGCGGCTTTTGTCCGTCTGCACCGTTTGGGTTGAACCGCTACCGCCAATCTCAATCCGATGCAACTTGCCATCGGTTTTCACCCACAAACTGTCTGCCATATCAGCCCTTAAGAATCACGAGCCCGCCGTTCCGGAGATTCGCGGGCACGTTGTCAAGCGACGACACGACGCACGAATCCACGTACGTTTCCTTGATCGTTACTTTCTTCCCTGCCGCCGTAATCGTCACGCCTTCACCGGCTACGATCTCAAGCGTGTCTTGCTTCGCCGTAGCCGTAATCGTCGTCGTTCCGACCTTCACTTTGGCAAAGGCGTTCTGATTGACTTCTGCGCCAGTTGCAATACCCGTGAGCTTCGTGCGCTCGGTGGCCGTCATCACGACTTTCTTCGTACCGTCGGCAATATCGTCGGCGGTATTCGTGGCCGTCATGAAAGCCCCGGCGGCCTTCACGTTCTCAGCGTCCGTCTTGTCCGCACCTTCTTCGATCCCCACAAGTTTCTTGTGCAGGGATGCAGTCAGCAACCCGTCGGCGGCATCCGTCGCGGCGTTGTACGTCGTGTCAGTGAACTTTGCATTCGCCGGAACACTGCAGCCAATGGTGAAACCGGAGTCCTTAATCCGCTTACCTGACGTGCCATCGAAGACGACGACGTGCGCGGCCACGCTCGCGGAAGGCCCCGTCACTGCGCCGTCTAAGTTCGCCTGAAGCACTGCCCAGTCCGAATTACTCGCGGAGCCCGAGGCGTAGTCCTTGATGCAGATAATCAAGTCCCCAACTTCGCAGGCGTTACCCGCGTAAGTCCCAGCTTCCTGCACCGAGTAAAGCCATCCGGCTTTATAGTTGTATGGAGGCAACGTAGCCGTGGAGTTCACTACGCCCTGAAAGTGTTGCCCTTTCGAGACGGCGGCTTCAACAGCTTTGCGGAGCGCGACGATTTCTGCTTCGACCGTGGACGCATTGCCGTCAACGTCGTTCACCTTCACCGCTTCGGCAACGGTGTACGGCGCAAGCGGGGTATTCGCGTTGCCTTCGTGCGAGTACAGCTGAGTCTTAACGAGACTTTCTGCCATTCTTAAACCTCTTCTTTATAGACCACTTTCCGCGAGAGATCGGCCACAGCTGCCGACGCTTCGCCCGCCAAGGCAATCGCCTGAGACACATCACCCTTGCCAAGTGCACCGATCCAAATATCAATCTCGTCGCCTGCCTTCGCGTCAAACGTCAGGCGGAACGTGTCAGAGAACGTGTCTTCCGCGCCAACTTCTGTGAAGTTCTGCCCGATAGCGAGCACGAGGCCGTTCCATGAGACTCGGAAGTGGTGGCGGTTCACGAGATATTTCACCCCCGACGGGATGACAATGTCGGTGCCAGCGGGCGTATCCGCCGAGAGCGTCCAAAACTTTTCGGCGCAGCCCTTACCGTTCGCAATCAGCGTGTTGTCTGCTTCTGCCTTGATCCGGTTGATCTGAGTATCGCCCTCAGCGATAAGTCGCTGATCCTGCTTGTCGCCCTCAGCAGTAACAGCCGCGATGACTTCCTGCTGATGTTCGAGAATATCGTCTCGGCTCTTCTTCGCCTCCGTGGCGCTCGCGGCTGCGGCTTCCGCGTAACCCTTGGCGATAACCGTAGCGTCGTTGGCGGCGTCAAGGAGCTTTTGCTTCAGTTCGCCGGGAGACATTACATCTGTCGGATCAGTTGTCACCGCACGCTTCACTTTTTCCAAAAGTTGCTGACAGAGAATTGTCAGCCGGTCGAGTGAATCATTGAGCACCGTCGGAAAGAACGCCCCTCGATTCGTGAAAACTGTCGGCTGCACATAGGCTTCGCCAGAAATTACTACGAGCGTAGCACCTTCGGGAAGAGGGTCGTTCAGAGTGATTTTCCCGCCCGGATTAACGTCTTGATCCGAATTCAATGTGCAAACGAAATCCCTCGCCCCGAGCACAGTATCAGACTCACCGGCCAAAGCGATATGCACTTCAGCGTCTTCAGCCTTCAGTAATTTGAAGGCAAAAGTGAAGTCCTTCTGCACGCCGTTTCCGGCATACAGGTCACTTTTGCGAATCTCAGATTGAATAGCCATGGGCGAGACCTCAGAATTTAGTCTCCGCAGTCTCGCCCCGTAGACTCGGCGTTTATGGACGGGTTAACGCCACGACCTATCGAACTCCTCGTTTGCGTCGTAGTCGTTCGAAGAGCCGTAGAGCTGCCGTTCGAGCCGCTGATCTAGTTTCGGCGCGACGGGCGCGGCGAAGGTGAGCGCCAAAGCATCCGCCAAGTCAGGGCTTCGCCCAATGCGTTCCTTGATCTTGTCTTTCGACTCCAAAATCTTCAGCCCTTTGCCCGTGGTGTAGCCGTACGTCGGCGCGGACAAGTCAGCTTGTAGCATCGTATCCGGCGGGATTGCCCCGCCGTCTTGTAGCCATTTCGCCATTTCCGCCCACATTTCCATGCGTTTATTTGCGTAGTGTGGATCCGAAGAGGCACCGGCAAAGGCCACTTCCGTCACGTCAAACCGCAGCTGACGCAGACGGTCAACGACGCCAGCCCCATTGCCAATATCGATAAACACCGCGTCCGGTTGCCATTCCCTGATCTGAATCGCTACCTGATCCGCGAGTGCCATATTGTCAAGTTTCCGGATAACAGTCGGCGGCCAAGACACGACGCCCTGACGCTTGAATATCACGGACGCATCAGACCCGAAACGCGCCACGTCAACGCCCATGATGCGCGGAGACGCGGCGTAATCGTGCTCTCGGTACTGTCGGCACGCTGCAGCGCGGACGGTATCAATCGGGATCAACACATTGTCGGCCGCTGCATTGAAGTCACACATGAATTCCTGACGGAACTCATTCTCGGACATTTCGAGTTTCAACGCCTGTAATTCTTCGTCCGGAATGACGTGTGTCCGATCCACCGAGTACACCATCGCAATCCAATCGGGGTCACCCGCCGCCATGCGCTCCAGCGCCTTGTCATACATCTGACTGAAGAGGTTCACCCCCTTCGGTGTTCCGATGAATACCGCCCACCCCTTGCGGTCAGCGAGAGCCGGGCGCAAGACTTCCCCCCAAACTTCGGGCTTCATCTGCGCAACTTCGTCAAGAATCGCGCCGTCGAAGTATGCGCCGCGCAGGGCGTCCGGATTATCGGCACCATAGATGCGAATAGTGACACCGTTCGGTAGCGTGATGGACAACTTCTGCTCATTGACCTTGCACATCGGTATTGCGGCCGTGTAGTGCTTCAAATAGCCCCAGGCGATCTGTTCGGCCTGATTCCGGAACGGCGCAATGTAGGCGTAAAAGCCTCGCTCCTTCGCGTCAACGATAGCCCGTTTAATAAGGTGATTGACGCTGAGAACCGTCTTACCCAAGCGACGATGCGCCACCAGGACACCGAAGCGGTGAGTTTCAAGCGCCGGATGAATCTCGTCCTGAGGATACCGGGGCGCGTAGGGAATTTTTATCCGTAACGGTAAAGTCATTCTTTGTCGCTACTCCATCCGATGCTGAGACCACCCGCAAACGTCGTCTTATTGTCCTTTTCGTAGAAACCGACGTGCTTTCCGATCAACTCAAGTGCCTTATTGGCTGCCGGTGCGTCTACCTGTTCCTGCACCTGCAGCCCTGCATCGTCGTAGACCGGAGACCGACATTCGCCATCGAACTCGGTTTTCCCGTAAGTCTTGGCATTGATCCGGTATTGGTCGATATGCCACTGCAGCACCTGATCCTGAGTGATTTCGAGCCGTTGCGTTCGAGCGGCTTTTCCGTCCGCAACAGCCTCCATAACGTTAACATTTGACAACAGGCGGGACGCCTGCTCACGCGCCGTCTTCGCACTATATCCCGCCCGAATTGCAGCCTGAGTCGCGTTAAGATCGACAAGGTACTCTTGCACAAATCGTTCCTGTTTCGGCGTCAGTTTCGGCATTCTCTCCTCTCCCAATGATCCACAACTCTCCCCCGCATAAGCCCTGCCGCCACAGCCCATACAGTTGATTTTGGCATATCAAGCATATCGGCTATGGCCTTGAAGCTGAACCCCTCATCCCGCAGCTGAAACACCTGATCTATCTCGGCGTCAGTGTACTTTGCCACCGGCGAGTCCTCCCCAATCCGAACCCCGTTGCTGCTCACTGCCACCATCCGCAAAGAAACTCGGACACTCTTGGCGGGCTTGCGCGACGGCGTTTTCGATGACACGCTTGCGGGAGATTGACTCTTTCGGCAAGGTTTGGGCTTCGGCGGCAGCCCGGGCAAGTCGGGTTGCCACCAAAGGCGGGAAAACATAAGCAATTCCGAGTCGTTCATTCATTTAAAACTCCTCTATGTTCCAACCGCACCCCTGACGCTTTCCCTTCGGGAAGACCACAAACATCCGGAACGGGTACTGGGACGCAGCCACTTTCACCTTTACCCGGGCGTCGTCCTGAAACACAGCGAGCGCCCCTTTGACCTCATGAAGTTCGATTTCACCGTTTGGCCGGAGCACCATGAAGTCGGGCGTGTACCAGCACTTCCCGGCGGCAATCTTGACTTTCATGGACTCGAACCAAAACTTTTCAATGCGCCCCGCCTGCTGTTCTGCCTTCAGAAAAGCCGCGTAAGCGGATTCCGTCGCGTTCATCTCACCGGGCTTCAGCCGCCCTTTGGCGTAGAGACGTTTCATTGCGGGCTTCATTCTTCGCCCTCCCTATGGTTCTTTTCGACCTGGGCATCACGGACACCCAGCCAAAAGTACTGTTGCTCCAGTTTGTTCGTGAACTGCACAGCCACTTGAGACGGCGCAGTGCCCTTCAGCCCCACGTCGTGGCCGGCCTTGTAGGCACGGTTAATCTTTTCCGCTACGGCGCGGGAAACTCCGGCAGGCGTTTTCATTTTGAGCCTCCCTTCTTCGCGGGCCGCAATTCCTGCAACCATTCCCGGGCCAACGTCGTGAGTTCGCCCGGAAGCTGCTGCACGGCCTCAGAGTTGACGATTGCCGGGAGGACGATCATCGCGGCGGCCTGCTTGGTGTTGGGGATGAGCGTATTCACCAGTGTCAACCCAATGATCCACGGGACAAGCCCGCACGCAAGTTTTTTCGCCCCCTTGATTTCAAACTCAGTCACGAAGTACACAAACGTCGAGAGCGCGAGCACAATAAGCAGCGCCGGAATCGCAAGCCCGAGCGCGATGCTGATCTCATCGAGCCGCGTTACCCAATAAATATCCCACGCAGTCAAAGTCATTTTTCAGCCTCCTTTTCCTTTTGAGCCTTGTATTTCCGGAGCTCCTCCAGCTCCTGAGCCATCTTGAACGGGCACGTAACGCAGCCGCGCACCTCATGAAAGAAGTCCTTCAGTTCCGGACAGCCGTAGCAAAACAGTCCCGGCACCGTGAAGATGCTTTCCCCGCGTTCGATTTTGAGTTTGGCCCTACGCACCTCAGCCGCTATGAGCGGTCCCATCGCAGACTGAATGTCGTCCAGCGACTTTGTCGTGCCATACCATTCGGGCGGCATCGCCGGCGGCAGCGGATGAGACTCTTTGTAGTTTTTCCATTGCCACCAGCCAAAGAGTTCGCTGATGCCCCAGTAAAGGAGCACCAACCCACCGACGACACCGGCCAAAATAAGGGCTTTAACGGTGAAGTCACTCATGCCACCCCCTCCTTTTTGAGTTTTTCGATAAATTCCACGGCGACCTTTTCGCAGTCCTTTCCCGTCATCCGCCAGTCTTTGTCAACCGGCCACAGTCTGCGTTCACCC